CGCCGAGCTTGAACTCGACCGCCCCAAGGCGAAGGAGATCATGGCGAAGGCCGGAATCCCGATCGGCGACTATAAGGAGATCATCGGCCTCGACGCGCTGCGCAAATATCTCAAGACCCATGAAGATTATTGGATCAAGATCAACTCGACGCGCGGCGACATGGAAACGTTTCACTCGCCGACGTATGAGAAGATCGAGCCGCGGCTTGACGAGCTTGAGCACAATCTTGGCGCGAAAAAGAAGATCATGAAGTTCATCGTCGAGAAAGGAATTTCCGACGCGACTGAGACCGGATACGACGGATTCTGCATTGACGGGCAATTCCCGCGCGTCGGGCTTGTCGGGATCGAAGTCAAGGACAAGGGCTACGTTGGCCGGACGATCAAGTACGCCGACCTTCCCGAGCAAGTTCGCACCGTCAACGACGGGTTGAAGCCGGCGCTCAAGGGCTACAATTATCGCGGCTTCTGGTCGACCGAGGTCCGTATCGACAAAAACGGAGTCGGCTATCCGATCGACATGACGGCGCGCGCCGGCTCGCCGCCGAGCGAGCTTTACCAAAACATGATCACGAACCTCGCCGAGGTCATCTGGTTTGGCGCTGAGGGCATCATGATCGAGCCCGAGTATAGCGCGCCGTGGGGGGCCGAAGTCATCCTTCATTGCGAATGGGCCGACAAGAATTGGGCGCACATCACGTTCCCGCCCGAGCTTCGCCGCAACGTCAAACTCCGCAATTACACGGTGATTGAAGGTGAACATTACATAGTCCCGCAACTCTGTGGTATGCCGGAAGTCGGTGCGGTTGTGGCGACGGGCAAGACGGCGGCAGAAGCGATCAAAGAGGCCAAGCGCATTGCCGGGCTCGTCGAAGGCTATTACCTCGAGGCGCCCGTAGAAGTGCTCGACGAGGCGCTGGCGGACTTGAAAGAAATCCTCGGCGCGAAGGGCGAAAGCAAGCCGGCGTCGGAAGAGCAGACGGCGGCGGAAGCCGCATTGAAGTCGGGCAAAATTTCTCAGCGCCAGTTCGACAAGCTGGCCGATCGCAACGATTGGACATGACTATGCCCCGCCCTCCGAACGCAACCGAATCCGAACCTCACAAATACGTCGAGCCGCATGAGCGCAAAGACGGTCCGTGGGACGAATACGAACTCGACGACGCCGGCCGGCATATCGAGCGCGCCGAGAAGATCAAGGGCAATCCGAAGTTCGTCGAGGCCATCGCCAAGCACCACGAGAAGAAGGCCAAGACGCATAGCGAGTTGGCCGACAAGACGCGCGGCCTGCGCAAGTCGGGGCATATCTCCGAGAAGGCGCTCATGAACGCCGAAGCCAAGCGGCACGGCAAGCAAGAGTAGTTCTGACGCATGGCTGAAATTCTCGATCATCTTCAAGCGGCGGACACAGCTAGGCTCACCCCGCTGATTAACGCCGAGCCGAAGGTGGCCGCGCGTCCGGTCCCGGCCCAAGATGACGACGAGCAGTTTCTCGACGTGCGCAAATTGCGCGATCAATACGTGGATTATCTGACCACGAAGGTCGACGAGATCGAAGAGCAGAAAGACAGCCGGCGCTATTATCATGGTGCGCAATACACGGCGAAGCAAATAGAAATCTTGCGCAAGCGTCGCCAGCCCGCGACGACGTGGAACCGCACGAACGAAAAGATCAATCAAATTGTCGGCGTCGTCGAGCGCCAGCGCTCCGACCCGAAAGCCGTCCCTAGGTCGGCCAAGAGCGAGCAAGGCTCCGCTCTCGCGACGCAAGTCATTCGCTTCGTGCTGGAGGAAAACGACTGGAAGGGCATCGAGCCGTGGTGCTTGCTGCAATCCGGGATCGATGGCATTGCCGGCGTTCAGATGATCCTCACGCAAGGCGATCAGCAAGACCCTGACATCGGCCTGACTTGGGTTATCGGCGACGAATATTTCTACGATCCGAAGTCGTATCGGCAGGATTTCCGCGACAATCGATATGAGGGCATATCGAAGTGGATGGACCTCGACGAGGCGCAGTCGCTCTTTCCCGACAAGGCCGAACAGATTCGCGGGCTCGTCGAGGGTGATAGCGACCTGACGACGAACGCCGACCGCGAATACAAGTGGGTAATGACGGCGCAGCAACGCGTCCGCATGGTCGAGCACTGGTACAAGTTCAAAGGGCAGTGGCGTTGGGCGTTCTACGTCTCGACGGTTCTGCTCGACCAGGGGCTGTCGCCATTCTTCGACGACAAGGGGAATCGGGTTTCGCCATTCCACATGTATTCGGTCGCGGTCGACCATGACGGCGACCGCTACGGGTTCGTCCGCAATCTTCGCGGGCCGCAGGACAGCCTAAATCAGTCCAAGAGCAAGGCGCTTCACCTCGCCAACTCGCGCCGGCTCATCGGCGAAAAGGGCGCAGTCGACGACGTTGAAAAGGCGCGCATCGAGTGGTCGCGGCCGGACGGCTATGTCGAGTTGAATCCCGGCAAGAAGCTCATCCCCGACGACAAGACTGGCGACCTCACGGCGTTCATCAAGTTTGGCGAGGATGCAGGCGGCGAGATCGACCGATTCGCCAACATCAACGTTGCCTCGATTTCCGGCGCTCCGATCGCCAACATTTCGGGGCGCGCGATCGAACTGCTTCGCCAGCCCGGCATGGCCTCGCTTGGGCCTTTCATTCTGGCGAGACGACAGTGGGTTCTCGGACTGTACCGTGCGATTTGGACGACGGCGCAGCGCTATTGGAAAACCGAGCGTTGGCTTCGGATGCTCGATAACGACCAACAGAAGGCGCAGTTTATTCAGGTCAACGGGGTTGGCTTCGACCAATGGGGCCGACCGGCGATGGTCAACGCGCTCGGCGCTCTCGACGTCGATATCATCTTGGAGGAAGGTGCTGACGTCGCCAACATGATGCAGGACACTTACGACGCGCTGAAGGGCTATCCGCCCGGCACGTTCCCGCCGCAAGTGCTCATCGAACTCTCGCCGCTTCCGCGCGCGGAGAAACAGCGCATCCTCTCGATTATGCAGCCGCCGCCGAACCCGCAAGCGCAGCAACTCGCCCAGGTCGCTGCGAAGCTCAAGATGGAAGGCGAGGTCGCGAAGAACGCCAAGACGGCGGCCGACGCTCGTCAGTCAGACGCCAAAGCTCAGAAGGCCATTGCGGAAACCGGACAGGTAGCCGGCGAGACGCAACTCGCCGCGGCGCAGTTCCAAAAGGACATATGGACCGAGGCGATGGGCCTCATGCATCCGCAACAGCCTCAGCAGCCGCAAGGCCAGCCGCAGCCGGGGCAAGGTCAGCAAGCCCCGCAGATGCAGCCTCAGCAAGCTCAGTCGCTCATGAACGCCGTCATGCAGCGCGCGCGCCGCGCACCGGACGGCAAGATGTATATCCAGGACAAGTCGGGCCGCTATCACCGGCTCGACCCGAGGGGCGCGCAGAAGGTGGGCAATGCCTGACTTCGGCGATTACACACTGACGCCGGTCGGCCATGATCCATTCGCTGGTCAGCCGTCACCGTTCGATCGCGCGCCGCCGACATTTGCCGATAGCCCGTTCGCATCGAGCGGAACATTGTCGAGCTATGAGCCAAATGCGGCGGATCGATTGCGGGTTGACGCTGGCGAGGGAATGAAGGCGCTCGGCGCGTCGCGCGCTAGTGCCGAGAACTTTGGAACTGGTTTGGCGAACGTCGTCAGCAATTCGCCTCTCGGTGTGGGCATGTCGATCCACGACGCCGGGCGAGACTTCGGACAGGGCGACTATCGTGGGGCGGCGCTCAACGCGGGCGCATCGGTATTGGCGATCTTCGCTGGGCCGATGTCGCGGACGGCGGACCTCGTGGCGCTTGATATAGCCAAAGGAATGGCGGCGAAAGGTGCGGAGCGAGAGGCAATCCGCGACGCTACGGGATGGTTCACCGGTGCGGACGGAAAATGGCGCTATGAGATTTCCGACCATGCGGCCTCGCTCGCGCCGAGGGGCATGGCCGATATCGACGCCGGCAAGACAGGACTCCTCCCCGATGTCCTTGAGCACAAGGCCCTTTATGACGCCTATCCGCAGTTGAATTACACACAGGTCTCGGCGATCCCCGAGAACATGCGAGCGCGTACAGCGGGCGACATGCTGGGTCACTCCGAAATGCGTCTCGATCCAGGCGGCGAAGATGTTTTCAGGACATCGCTGCATGAGACGCAGCATGGCGTCCAGGATATCGAAGGATTTGGGAAAGGCGCTTCGGTGTCTCAGTCGCCGCTCGCATTGACGCCGGACTTGGAGCGGGCATGGGCCAACTTGAAGGCGATCAAAGGCGAGGCGGCCGATATTGTGCGGGCTGATCCGAACTATCTGAGCAATCCTCGATACCAAGCAATTCAGGGTGTCGTCGAGAGGACGCTGCCAGACTTTGAGGCGCAAGCCCGATATGAAGGCTATCGTCGGTTGATGGGCGAGACCGAGGCCCGGAACGTCGAGAGCCGGGCATGGCTGACGCCAAGCGAGCGCTCCAGCCTCTCGCCGAAACTGACGCAAGACTATCCCGACGAAATGCAGTTGCGACCGAGAGGTCCGGGAGGTGCGGCGTCGAGCGCGTCGGAACCCGAGCCGGGCATCATCGCCTATCATGGCTCGCCTCATTCCTTCGATAAGTTCGACCTCAGCAAGATAGGGACTGGCGAGGGCAATCAGGCTTACGGGCATGGGCTCTATTTCGCTGAAAATGAGGGGATTGCGAAAAATTATCGAGACCAACTTAGTGGGATTAACCAACTAACGGCAGGCAACACGGCTAATGGAATAGACATCGCTAGCCGATTGTCCGCAATGTTCCGAGATGATGGATCATCGTTTGACCATCCGAGTGGAAGAAATATTGAGAAAATAGCGAATAGTATTTCCGTAAAGAATTATGATGACCCATCAGGATCTGGGGCTAAGATATCTGAGTTTAAGGATGGATCAAAATTTATCAATTTTGGCGACTATTGGGATGTGACATCAACCCCGCTAGAAGGGCATATGTATCAAGTCAAGATCGCCGCCAACCCCGAGCATTTTCTCGACTGGGATAAGCCGCTGAGTGAACAAAGCCAGCACGTAAGAGACAATTTATCTTTTCCTGTAGATGAAAGTGGTCGCGTTGAGTTGCCAAATGGTGAGCGTGCTACGCCGGATAAATGGAAAGGAGAAAGTTTATGGAGTGCCGTTACAGAAGGATTCAGAGGGGACCATGACAAAGCAGCCGAGGGGTTCCGCACGTCCGGCATCCCCGGAATCAAATATCTCGACGCCGGATCGCGCGGTTATGCGAACGTAAAAGTAGAGCCCGTAGACCCGAGCGAGTTTATGCATCACCCCGGCGAGCGGGAGTGGCGGGTCACAAACCGGGCAAATCAGTCGTCTACGTATTTCAGGGACGAGAAATCAGCCAACGCCTATGCATCAAACCTCGGCTCTCGCAACTACGTCGTGTTCGATGACAAGATTATCGACATCTTGAAGAAATACGCGATTCCTGCTCTAATGGCGACCGGCGCAGCCCACTACATCCTAACCCCCGTTGAGGGTGATCCCTTCAAGCAGAACACAATCTAGGGCGACACCATGAAGCGTCTTCTCACAATCCTTGCGGCTCTCACATGGCTGGCTCTCGGCGGGGATGCGTTCGCCGCGTCCACATTGTCGGCGACGCTTTCGCAGTCGTCCTACACCGATCTCGGCGCAGCGCCGGTACAGGTCCAGACGCTCAACGGCTACGCGCTCATCGTCGTTGCGGACAGCCCGCCGTCGAGCCCGAGCACGGGCGGTACGAGCCTCATTGTTGGCCCGCCGATCATTTTCCAGCAAGCGGACTCTGCCTCTCACGTCTACGCCTTGGCCTACGCTGGCGTTGCCGTTGTATCCTATGCGCCGTCGCTTCCGACCGGCAACAACGCCGCAACACCGATCTATGCCGTTGATCAGCCCCCGCCGCCCGCGAATCGGAACTTCCCCGGATGCACGGTTGCGGCGACGAGCGGAACTTGCTTGGCCGGGTCGACGGCTCAGAATTTCCTCCAGGCGCAAAACACTTCGACGAGCGCTCAAATCGCGTGCGCGTTCGGGGCGACGGCTGTTCTGAATTCGAGCACGTCGTTCCAGCTTGCCCCAGGCCAGTCCGTGTCCTGGGGGCCAAACACGTATGGCGTCCCGAAAGGGGCGATGAACTGCATCGCGAGCGTTGCGTCCTCGCCGCTTTACGTCGAGTGGTACTGACTTCATGGGAAGCTACTCGCGCGGTCTATCAGTTCGTCCGGCCAACGATACAGGCCTCCGATTGGCGTGGGTTATCGCCTATTCGCATCGTCACCGCGATACGGGACGCGTCTACTCGCTTCGGACGGAATCGAAGCGCCGCATCACTGCGATAACGTGAGAAACAAATGGCCACCGAACAGGACATCATTCGAGACGCAATCATAGGCACCGAAAATGAAATCTTCGGCGACGCGTTCGGGAAAGAAGAGTTGACGCTTGACGAAAGCGGCGACCGCGGACCCGAGCACATGGGCGACGGGCTGGAAGGCCAAGTCGAACCGGAAGAAGCTGAGGACGGCGAGACGGAAACCGAGGCCGAAACGGTCGAAGCGGAAGCCAAGCCGGAAAAGGACGAGACGGCAGAAAAGCCGGCCAAGCCAGACGCGACGAAGGTCGAAGAGACCCGAGGCCGCGTTCCTGCCGGCCGGTTGCGAGAGGAAAGTGAAGCCCGGCGAGCGGCGGAAGCCGAACGCGAAACGCTTCGCTCGAAACTCGCCGAGACGGAAGCCAACGGCAAAAAGCAAATCGACGAGTTGAATGCTCGTTTCGAGGAGCTTCGCGCCGCAGTTGCCAAGCCTCAGCCGGCTTTGCAACAGCAGGCCCAGGTCGAGCCCGCCAAAATCCCCGACCTTTTCGAGGACCCGCAAGGGTTCATCGCCCACATGAAGCGTCAGCAAGACGAAAGCCTTGCTCAACTGCGCGGACAAATGGAAGCGCAGCGCGTCGAAACAAGCCTGTCCATGGCGCACCAGAAGCACGGCGAGACGTTCATCGCCGCATTCGATGCGGTCAAGAAACTCGACCCTGCGAAGCCCGAAAACCGCGCTCTCGTCCAGAGCATGTATCGCGCGCCGAACCCCGGCGACGAGCTTGTGCGATGGCACAAGCGCAATGAGACCCTGCGAGAGGTCGGCGACGATCCCACGTCTTACAAGGCGAGGATCGCCGAAGAAACCCGCAAGGCGCTCATGGCGGACCCCGAGTTTAAACGGCAGGTTGTCGAAAGCCTACGGGCCGACGCGACCAACGGCGAGACGGGAAAGCCGAGAAACATCACCCGCCTTCCGCAGTCACTCAGCCGAGTGACCGGGGGCAACGGAAGATCGCCGAACGACCACGAAATCATTGATGGGTCGGAAAGCGCAACTTTCGAATCTGCTTGGCGATAGCCGTGATGGGCTCCCGCGTGTTGGCTGAAAGGCGCTAGCGCGGTCGAGCCCCACGGCCAACTGAAAGGTTAGGGCCGTGGCTTACACTGCGACTCAGGTAAACAACAAACTCATCGTTTTCCGCAAGGAAATCTTCAAGGAGTACGTTCGAGAAAACCTGTTTTCGCCGTACATGGGAACCGACGTCAACTCGATCATCCGCGTTGTCCCGGATCTCGACAAGGGCGGCAAGAATGGCGGCGAGCAGATCAACATTCCGTTGATGGCCCGCCTACAGGCCGAAGCCATCGGCGTCGGCCCGCTCGTCGGCAACGAAGAGGCGCTCGACAACTACGGAATGCGCGCATGGATCGATTGGGCGCGCAACGCGGTCGTCATCAACAACGCCGAAGAGCAGAAGTCGAGTATCGACCTGTTCGCCCAGGCGAAGCCCATGCTCGTCGATTGGGGCAAGGAACTCCAGCGCGATGAAATCTGCGATGCGTTCTATGCGCTCCCCTCGGAAAGCGCGCCGGCCGCTCTCGGGTCGACGAACGGCGGACGCGTCAACGGCTTGCTGTTCGATTCGGCGACGGCGGCGCAGCGAAATACGTGGATCACGGACAACGCCGACCGCGTGTTGATCGGCTCGTCGAACACCGCGAACTTGAGCGCCGGCAACTTCGCTACTTCCATGGCGAACATCACGTCGGCGATGACCCTCTCGGGCGCCATCGTGAATCGAGCCAAGCGCGCGGCGAAGGTCGCAAATCCGCGCATCCGTCCGTACAAGCTGAAGGAGAACGGCACGGAATGGTTCGTGATGTTCGTCGGCCAGCAGGCGTTCCGCGATGCGCAGAACGACACCGACATCAAGACGGCGAATCAGAACTCCCGTGCTCGTGAGCAGCAAGGCTATCTGAAAAACCCGATCTTCGTGGACGGCGACTTGCTCTACAACGGCGTGATCATCCGGGAAATCCCGGAACTCTCGCTTCGCCTCCCCGTCTTCTACCAGACGGCCGGCTCGACCGGCATTCAGGTCGCCCCGAACTTCCTGTGCGGACAGCAGGCGCAGGCTTGGGCTTGGGGCAAAATGCCGACGCCGACTTTCCGCAAGGAGGATGACTATCAGTTCATCCGCGGCGCTGGCCTCAAGATGGCCTATGGCGTGGCCAAAATGTTCAAGAAAACCGCGGCCGGCAACCTTCGCGAGTGGGGCGTTTTCACTTCGTTCACCGCCGCCGTCAACGACTGATCTCAATCATGGGCGGCGTTTCGCGCGCCGTCCTCTCAACCCTTCCGAAAGGCTTTCACCATGCTCAAGAAATTCCTTGCGGGCGCGCTGTTCGCGCTCCTCGCTCTGGCCTTCGCCGTTCCGGCGTCGGCTCTCAGCCTCGATCAGAAGCGTGTTCCCCAGGCGAGAAACTGCGTCGACGGGCAGGCGCTCTGCTACTATCAGGTGACGATCAACTTCAACGATACGAATATCTCGACCGGCCAGAACTTCGGCGCTCTTCCGAAAAACGCCTATATCCTGTCGATCGATTCGGACGTGACCACGGCGTTCAACGCGGCCACGACGAACGTGCTGACGATCGGCGCGACGCAGGCGAATGCGAATGAGATCGTCGCGGATGGAGCCAGCGCTACCGCGAACATCAGTAACAGCACGACCACGATCGCGACGGGCATTCGGCATCTGACCACGGCGGTCGGTCTCGCCTTGGCGGTCACGGGCAGTTCGACCTACCAGACGGCTCTCAATGGCGCTGTGCCGCTCTACGCCAAATATACGCAGACCGGAACCGCGGCAACGACGGGCTCGGTTACTATCGTGATTTGCTACACGATGGCGAACGACCTCTGACCAGAAATCGGCGTGGGGCTGCGGCCCCTCGCCTCACCCCGAGGGATGAAGATGGCGAAATCGAAATCCGATCTTGGCGAGCCTGCGGCCGAAGAAGGTCGGCTCGTGACCTATATCCCTGGCCGGGATGATCCGAGCGAGGCGAAATGGCGTGGCGTCGTGTTCAAAGCAAACGAGCCCGTTCGCATCAAAGAGGCCGACCATATCGAAGCGGCAAAGGGCAATCGGTTTTTCCGCGTCGAGGGCGAGGAAGATACGCCTGACCCGGCAAGGAAGCCGACGACGCATGACGAATATCGCGCGCATGTCGTCGGATGGGCGAAGCTGACGCGGGGCGTCGAGGAACTGATTTCCATGTGGGCGTCGGAGCGCCAGCTTCGCGTCGAATGCGAAGTCGGGTCCGACGATATCCAATGGCTCGGGACGATCATCGAGCCGCGGCTTCGCCAGATGCGCCTTGAGGAAGGGCTGACGGAAATGACCGTCGCCGGCCTTTGGGTGAAGCATGGCATTTTAGATCTTCCATGGCGCGCATAAGTGAGGTAACGGCATGACGCTCGCGACGCAGCCCTATCGAACTTCGACGGATCTCGTCGCGAAAGTCCTGTCGATTCTCGGCGTCGTCGCGGCGGGACAGACGGTTGAGGTCGAAGACTTCGAGACGGTCAGCCAGAACCTGGACAGCATCTTTCGGAAGCTCTCGGCGCTCGAATTGGTCTATGTCGCCGACCCGAACAATATTCCCGGCGAGTGGTTCAGCGACCTCGCCGACATTGTGGCGGGCGAGGTCTGTACGGACTTTGGTTCGTCGGCTGAGGACACCATGCGCTTCAAGGCGGCGGGACTCGGCGGGGGGGCTATCCCGATCTTGTCAGGAACGGCCGCGCAGTCGATCAAGATCATGAGCCGGGGCAGGCCGACCTATGAGATTTTGGCGACGGAGTCGTTCTAAATGGCAACCGGACGCCCCGTCCCTATCCCATTCCCGACCTCGACGGCTCCGGGGGCAAACCCGCAGGAAAGCGCCGGGCGTTTGGTGAACTGCCACGCCGAGCCGATCGGGGAAGACGGCAAGGCGGTCAAGTGGATTCGGGGCGCCGGCCTTTCTCAGTTCGCGGCAACGGCCTACAGCGGATATCGGGGCGGGCTGATTGTCGGAAGCCTGTCGTATGAGACATGGGCGAATGAGGCCGCGACCGTCAATGGGTCCGGTTCGGTCAGTTCGATAGGCGCATTCCCAGGCACGAATAAAATTTCCATCGCGAGAAACCAAGCATCGCCAACGGCTGACGTTGTGGCGGTCGATATCGACAACGGGGCTTATGTCCTGGGAAGCGCGACGGTCGCCGCGGCGACAATAACGGCGACGTTCTCAGGTTCGGCTCTCAACATCGGCGACGTTCTGGTCATCGATATCCTGAATGAATATCTCGACAATTTTCCGGTTTCGCTTTCGCACACGATTGTTTCGTCAGACACGCTGACGACGATCGCGGCGGCGTTCGCCACATTGATCGGCGCAAATTCAGTTCTCAGCAACGCCCACGTTGCCGCCACGTCGGCGGGCGCTGTGCTCACGATCACGCACCAAGGCGCGATCGGCAACTCGACTTCGGTGTTGTTCGCTCTTACCGCGATCGGCAACGTCGGTTATGCGACGACGATCTCAGGAACGCAAACCGGGACGGGGAATGAAACCGTCACGCTCGCGCCCATCGGAGGCGCGCTTGTGGCAACGGGCGGCGCACTGACGGCGACGTTGACGGCTTCAATTGGCGGTTCGACGTTCACAAGCGGAGATGTGGTTTCGCTGACGTTCACGAACGCGAACGTCTCGACGCTTCCCGTTACCGTGAGCCATACGCTCGGGGCGGGAGAGAGTGCGACGACGGTAGCCGCGGCTCTCAAAACCGCGATCAACGCCAACACGACCTTGGCGGCCATCGCCATCACGGCGACGGTGACTTCCGGCGTCGTGACCATTTCGCAGACGATCGGAACCGAGGCAGTCGTGTTCAACCCGGCCTCGGGAAACCTCGCGGGCGGGACGGGAACCTATGGCGCTTTCACGGGCTCGCCTACGGCATTCAATGGGCAGGGCAACCTTCCCGCCGTCAATTCCGTGTGCTTCCAAGACGGCTATTTCTTTTTCTCAACCGGCAAAAATAAGATGTACGCGACGGGGTTGAACGGGCTCACCGTCAATCCCTTGACCTATGTCACAGTCCAGGCGAAGGCCGACGTCAACCTCTCGCGCGTGATTGCGTTCTCTGGCCTCCTGCTCGCGTTCACGACGGGCTCTTGCGAGGTCTGGCAAGACGCGGCGATTGCTGCGCCAAACTTCCCCTACGCGCGCATCGCAATCCTGGAAGTCGGGCTCGCTCAAGCGAACGCGATCGACGGATGGGAAACCGGGTTTTCGCAACTGCTTTGGGTTGCCCAGGACAACGGCGTCTATTACCTGCCGCCGAGCACGTTGAGCCTTCCCACAAAGGTATCTCCGCCCGATCTCGACCGGCTTATCGAGGCGGCGATTCGCGCAGGCAAAACGCTAGAGGCGAGTTGCTACGCCTCGCAGGGCAAGAAATTTTGGTCGATTTCCTCGCCTGATTGGACGTGGGAGCTCAACCTCTCGACGAAGAAATGGAGCGAGCGCGTATCGCTCAACGCCGGGCAATTCGGACGATGGCGCGCGACGGGCGGCCATCCGGCTTTCGGGAAATGGCTGGCCGGCGATGAGCAGACCGGAAACTTGCTTTATCTCGACGACACGAATCCGAGCGAGAACGGCGCAACTCAGCTTTGGCGGATGGAAAGTGGGCCGGTCTCGGCTTTCCCCGAACAGCTTCGCGTTTCTCGTGCGGATTTCAATTTCGTCTTTGGCGTCGGGCAGGCGGTCGGCAATCTGACCATGACGGTTGCGGGCGCAGCGGCGGGGGCGGGCGGCGCTGTTGTCTTGGCCGTCAACACGACGGCCCAGGTCAGCAGCAACGACGTGTGCGCCGTGTCCGGGATCGTCGGGACGGTTGAGGCCAACGGCAACTGGATCGTGACGGTTATCGATGCGACCCATCTGTCTTTGCTTGGCTCATCGTTCTCGAACGCGTACACTTCTGGCGGGACGGCCGTCGATCTCACGGTAGCGAACAACGTGACGAACCCTCAAGTCGCAATCTCGATCTCGAAGGACGGCGGGGTAACGTGGTCGAATCCGCTTGTGCGGGCGCTTGGCCAGCAACAGAAGACGCGCCGGACGCGTTCTTATGTTATGGGGATGGGCGTTGCGAGTGCGCTTGGCGACCGCTGGCGGATCGACATCACGGACCCGGTTTACGTCTCATTCATGGGCGCGACGCAATCGAGCGACCCGAGATATGTAGGAGCGTGATGTGGCAAGCCCCGGAATCTCAGGACAAAACGCGGTCGTAAATACGACCATGCCTTCGCCGGGGGTTCCGTGGGTTGACGCCTCAGGTCGGCCTACGCCTGCATTTGCTCAGTTCATGACGGCCCTTGCGTCTGGCAATTTCTCAAACATCTTGCCGAGCGCTACAGATGACGCGTCCGCGGCGAAAGCGGGCGTCCAGGTCGGCGGGGCTTACATCAACGGCGGGTCGCTCGCCATTCGGCAGAAATAGAGGCTTCCCATGAGCGTTCTTTTAAACGGCGCGAACGACGCGGCAAGCGACCAAATCTCAGGCATTCAGCAAGGCTTGAGCCAAGCGACCGGGAGCATAAATCAGGGAACGCAGGCGCTCAACACCAACTATGGGGCGGCTCTACAGCCGTTTATGCAGAATTACGCCGGTGCGCAGCAGGGGACGGCGGCGCTCGGGAATGTGCTGGGGTTGAACGGCGCGTCCGGCAACCAGTCGGCGAACGCCGCGTTGCAGACCTCGCCCGGATATCAGTTCGCGCTTCGATCGGGCGACAATGCCGTGAACGCGGCGGCGGCGGCCAACGGCACGTTGAACAGCGGAAGCCAGTTGAGCGCGCTCTCGAACCAGAATCAGAACATCTCGCAAGGGTCGTACAACAATTATGTGAGCGCGCTTGAGCCGTATCTTGGGGCGCAGAGCCAAGCCGCGAGCGGAATCGCGGGCGTAAATACCGGGCTCGGAAACCAGACGAACGCCAATCAGAACGTGCTCGGGAACATGCAATACGGCGCGAATACGAGCATTGGCAATGCAAACGCGAGCAAAGACCTCGCGAATCAAGCTTTGTTTGGAAATATTCTCGGCGGCGGCATGAACTTGCTGGCCGGTTTCCTGTGAGGCGCTAGGAAATGGCTTTGACAACGGAACGGCTTCACGACATTCTCCACTACAACCCTGAAACGGGGATTTTTACGTGGCTTAAGAAACCAAGCCTATTTAGCAACGTAAAGGTTGGCGGCGTCGCCGGGTGCGTGAAGCCTCGCGGATATGTTGACGTTAGTTTAGACGGCATAACATATCCATGTCATAGGCTTGCGTGGTTTTACACTACTGGAATGTGGCCTAATCATCATATCGACCACAAGAATCTTAATAAGTCTGACAACAGACTTGAGAACCTTCGCCAAGTAACTAGTGCACAAAACTCGTGGAATACCCCTGTACTGTCATCTAATACTTCCGGGTTAAAGGGTACTCGTTGGTATAAGGCAAGTAAAAAGTGGGGAGCGTCTATTATGACAAACGGAGTAAATATTAATTTAGGGACATTCGAGTGTCCAGCCGCTGCTCATTTCTCCTACGTTGTGGCCGCTGATAAATATCACGGCGAATTCGCGAGGGTGTAATGGCTGTTCCGTTTGAGGTAGTCCCTTCCCCGAACTATCCTACGCCGGATTATGCGGCGTGGGGAAAGACGCTCGGCAATCTCGGAAATACGTATCGCGAGGGGCAGAGCCAGCGGAACGCTCTCGCCAATCAACAGATGGACCTCGACACGCGCCGCGCGTTTCAAGGCGGCGTCCCGACCTTGCCAGATGGCTCGCCGAACATTCCCGAAATGGTCAAGATGCTTGCCCAGCGCGGCGGCGTGACGGACGTCATGTCGCTCATGCCCATGTGGAATCAGCAAGGTCAGACCGGACAGGTCAAGGACGTCATGGCCTCGCTGTACGGCGGGCAACCCGGCGCGTCGCCCGCGTCCGGCATCCCGACTTTGCCGCGTGCGAGCGCCCCTGTGAATGTGGCGGACTACCCCAAGCCGGACCCGACGCAATTCCCCGACACGCCGCAGGGTCACGACGCCTATATTTCGGCCTATGCCTCCTATGACGCGGCGCAAAAAGGACTCGATCCCACAGCCGTCGCCGGAATCGCCGACAAGATCGCGCATGGCGAAGGCAACAACGCAACCGGCTGGAAATCGCCGAACCTCGCCAGTACGGTTGACGTGAAGAACGGGCAGGCGTTTTCGTTCGGCGACTTTCAGGAAAATGTCCGCGACGGGCTCGGGACCGACGCGCGCAAAGCTGGCATCGATCCGGCCGACCCGAAGCAGTGGCAGGCGGCCGACCGTTATGCGATCGACAGCATGGTCAACGGCGGGCTCGGACCTTGGAAGGGCGACGCTGAGGTCAACGCGCTCGCGCAGCAACAGCGCGCCGCCGGCTTTCCGCCGAGCGCGGGCGCATCTTCCACAATGTCTCCGCCGTCCGCCCGCCCCGCCGCACCGCCTACGGGAACGCAAGGCCAACCGGCGCAGTCGCCTCGCGACCAATTGCGCACAGCCATGCTGGCGCAGAATGGGGAGTTCGGCCAGCTTGCGCCCATGCCAGGCGCTCCTTCGCCGCAAGGGCAGGCTGCGCCCCAACAACAGCCGCTTGTCCCGCAGCCGAAGAACGTGATGGGCGCTAACTCGGCTGAGGAATCGATTGCGAAGATCGACGGCGCGATTTCAAAGCTAATGGGTAATCAGACGCCGATGGCTAGGGCGTTCGTAAACTCGCTTGAGAAATCGAGAGAGGAATTTGTTAAGGCTATTAGCCCGATTAGGGTTGGAGACACGCTCGTCGATCCAAGGACGGGGAAAGAAATCTATCGGGGCGAGGCTTCGACAGAAAGGGCCGCGAAAACAGACGCCGCGAAAGCAGCGTCGGCGTCATCGGACGATCAGGCAAAAGACATTGCTGAGGCGATCAAAAAAGGCGAGCAGCCTCCTTCATTGGTCGGGTTATCTCGCGCTGGCCTTGCTGGGAAAGTCAGGCAGATATTGGCGAAAGACAACTTCGACTATGCGAAGGCCGCGCTTCAATACAAAGCGGCGGAAAAGCAAGTTGCGTCGCTCAATGGCCCGCAAATGACGAAGTTTGCAGGCTTGGCAAAGAGCGTTGTCAACACGATGGACGAAGTTAAGGCTCTCGGAAAAGAGCTTGATATGTCTGGGATACCGGCGCTTAACTCCGTAGAGTTGGCTGCGTATATCCAAACACAAGGCAATACGCCGAAGGGAATTCTTGCGACCAACTACGTCGAGGCAGTGAATACGCTGAAAGAAGAATTCACGTCGCTTGCGCAAGGCGGCTACGCGCCGACAGAATCGGCATGGAAGCTGGCAGATCAGCAAATAAACGGGAACTATGGCGTCAAGCAATTGGCGTCGTCTCTCGACGAGGCGCAGCGGCTTATCAACCTCCGTTTGGCTGCCATCCCTGGGTTGAGTACGATGGGGCCAGGGGCGGCTAACCAGTACATGCCGGGGAGCGGGCAACAGCAGCCGGCTGCGCCGCCTGCAAACGGCGCACAAGGGGCGGCTATGCCCCCCGGAAATTACGACTATGATATGGCGACGGGCACGTTTAAGTTGAGGCAGTGATGGAGACGAAAATGAAATGCCCGCCAATTCTTCCGAATATGGCGGGCACTCAGGCCCCGCCACTAACATCGGGATATAGAGCATCGTGACCATCACCGTCAACGCCAACGGATCGTCGTTCAACTTTCCTGACGGGACAGATGCGGCCACGATCCAAAGCGCTATGAGGAAGCACTTTGGCGGGGCGGCTGGAGATGGGAAGCAACAGCCTGCCGCCCCTATGGGATGGGGCGAAGTTGCCAGCCAAGCGATAACGAACGCCCCGTCGAGCGCGTACAACTTCGCCAAAGACATGGTGCAGCCTATCGTTCATCCGATCGACACGGCGAAGGGGCTTTACAACGTCGCGTCCGGCGCTCTCGACCAAGCCGACGCCGCGACGAATGCCGCACTCGCTCCGATAGTCGACCCGTTCATTCCCAACTCTCTTGGCGCTGAAAAACTGCCTGAAAAGACATTTGGCGAACGCTACGATCACGCGCTTGCCGCGCAAAAAGGCAAGTGGGGCGGCGACGAGAAATATTCGAATGCGGTCGGATCGTATTTCGCCGATCGGTATGGGAGCTTGGAGGCGGCCAAGAAAGCGCTGGCGACGGACCCGGTAGGCGTTGCTGGCGACTTGAGCGTGATCCTCACGGGCGGCGGAAGCCTCGCCGAACGCGCCCCTGGTGTGCTTGGGAAGGTCGGCGAGGTCGCGCGCACGGCTGGCGATATTCTCAACCCCGTCATGGGGCCTGCGAAAGCGATCGGCGCAGCGGCCGACGAATACAAGCGTCTGGTCAAGCCCGTAACTGCGCCGACGACGGATGCTCTCTACGAGGCGGCAGACGCTGCGTACAATCATCCGTCGATCGAAGAGCTTATCGTAAAGCCGAGCGCTCTTAAACAATGGAAAGATGAGACAGTCGTCGCGCTAAACCGTAAGGGGTTCAACGCTAAATTGTCGCCGAAATCCTTCGGTATTGTTGACGAATTAGACGCCGCCCCTGCCAATAGTTTTGTTTCCGGGCAAAACGTTGATACTTTGCGCCGGACCCTCAAGAAAGCGGCGGCTTCCACTGACCCTACTGAGGCTGAGACCGCCAGGGCAATGATTTCCTCGCTCGATGACTTCCTTGGGAATATCCCGAAAGACGCCGTGTTGCGCGGCGACCCGGCCAAGGTGTCCGAAGCCCTTACGGAAGCCCGCGGCAACTATGCGGCGGCAAAGCGCAGCGATGTGATCGATGACAAACTTGAGCGCGCGGACAGGCAGGCGGGTTCTGCCAATAGCGGCATGAACATTGACAACGCCACGCGCCAGCGCATCAAAGACATCTTGAACAGCAATAAGCTCAAGCGCGGGTTTTCCAAAGACGAGATCGCCCAGATGGAGAGCATCGTTCGGGGAACCCCGGTGCAAAATGTCTCGCGCCGACTCGGCAACATGCTCGGCGGCGGTGGCGGGCTCGGGACAACTCTTGTCGGTTCTGTCGGCGCAGCGGCGGGGGCGTCCCATGCCGGGCCTCTCGGCGCTGCGGTCGGCGCGCTCGCGCCCGTCATCGGCTACGCGTTCAAGAAACTTTCCGCCGCCATGTCGCAAGCTGACGTGCGTAAGCTGCAAGAGATTGTCAGGTCCAGGTCGCCGCTCGGTCGCCAAATGCAATCCTCAGTTCAGAAATTCGGGCAGGCCAGCGTTGCCGCAACCGGATCGCCGACGCCGCAGAATATCGCGCGCCTCATGCTCGCGTCTAGGAACTTATCGAGCAATCTAACCGACGCCGGGCTCGACGCGACGCCGGAATCGATCATCGGCGCGCTGGCGGGGCCGGGCAAGGGACAGAAATAATGGCGGGTACTTTGAACATCGCGCTCGCGCAACAGTTCGATATCAACGGTCAGCCGCTTGCCGGCGCACAACTGTATCTCTTCGCAGTCGGCACCGTCGCCACGCCTCAGAATTCATTCTCTGATCCTGGGTTGACGTTGCAGCAGACATGGCCGTTGGTCGCTGACCAATACGGCCGAATTCCGATGTTTTATTTGGCTGACGGATACGTTCACGCACGGCTGACGGACGCGCTCGGCGTCGTGATCTTCGACTATCCGTCAATGCTCGTCGTCGGCCCCTC